GGAAGTTGAATCAAGAAAACTGAAATCTCAAAAAATAATTGAAATAACTCAAGAACAAATTGATAAAGAATTAGAACTTGCAAGGCTTGTGCAAGAAGGGAAACTTGATCTGGCGCAAAATTTCTTAGGGAATATAGCGACTATATTTGGAAAAGGTTCAGCTATTGGCAAAGCAGCGGCCGTTGCAGATACAGCAATAAATACATATCGAGGGGCACAAGCGGCGTTTACATCATTGGCGGAAATCCCCATTATTGGAGTACCGCTCGGTATTGCAGCAGCCGGAGCGGCAATTACAATGGGACTTGCTAATGTAAAAAAGATACTTGCTGTGAAAACTCCAGGAGGCGGAGGAGGCGGAAGCGGAAGACCTTCTATTTCAACAGGTAGTATTCCAGGGAGATATTCAGTAACAGCAGGACTGCCGGCAGACGGTGGAACGATAACACGGGGAATTACTGATTCAACAACATCATCAATAAAGCAAGCAATGAGTGAAGCACTCAAAGAATCTCCGCCGGTATTGGTTGTTGAAGATGTTACCCTAAAACAGATGCGACAGGATTCAGTTTCTAAAGTAACTACTGTTTAGATTTTCTCTTCAGGCTGATATCATAATCTTTGAGATGGGATAAATCCTGGATTTCGATAATCCAGTCTCTTCCAATTTTTTTCCCTATGTGATTTGTAGGTAACAGTCCACGCTGGATTTTACGTATAACAGTATCCCTGGAGCAATTCCCTGCATATCGTTTAGCATATTCACGAGCCGATAATATCATAATTTATTTCTAATTTATATCTGCCTGTGTCTTTTTTCGCCCTGCTTTGATATAATCCGTTAATTCAATACGGGAAAAGTAAAGCCGTTTTGAGCGCTTCATCACAGGCAATTCGCCTTTACTTACCTTGCTGTAAATTGTTGGGACAGTTAGCCGTAAAAATTCAGCTGCTTGGTGTACTGTCAAAAGCTTTTCCGATCGGTATTCGGTACTCTTTCCGAGTAGCAGCCGTTTTATTTCGCTTACTTCATTGGTAAGTTGGGCAACGGCTTTAGGTAAATTTTCAAATGTTATTTCCATTATAAATATTATTTAGTGCTTACATGTACGCAAAGATATTAAAAAACTATTGACAAAACAAAATTGTTGCCATATATTTGTTAATTATTTAGAATCAACTATTCAAAAAAATAATACCATGAAAAAGTTTATCTTGCTTTTAATCTGTTCCCTGGCAATATCATTAACTTCATTTTCACAAGGTTCTCAGGGTTCATTGCGTGAATTCAATACATTAACTGCCGATTCAATTACCGGGATAAGAGATGCTCACACTGTTTATTCGACATTTCTTGGTCCCTATTGGGATTATTCCATCCAATTCAAATCAACGTTTCACAATTCGGGGACTGCTACGGATGGGGATTCATCCTATTTCAACGTAAAAACATACCGGACAAATGATATCAATGCATCCGTATGGGAAGAGATAACAGCAGAACGAGACACATTAAAAACGGATGTGGATGTTCAGGGTATTACTGTTGAATTAACAGATTTTACAGGGGCATGGTTGAAATTTATATTGACGGGTATGGCACTTGATACGGTTCTTATAGTTCCGTACGAAGTAAAGAAATTAAAAACAACTATTGAATAAATGAACGAAGGTCACATATTTATACAAGGTATAATTTCTCCCTGGCAGGACAAGAGTGCTGAAGAATGGGGCGAGGTGAATATCAAGCAAGTAACTCAGCAAATACAAGATAATGCTGATGCCGAAAAATTGATCGTTCATATACATAGTCCCGGCGGGGATGTTGATGAAGGCTTTGGAATTCATGATATTCTGGTTGCACATGGTAAGGATAAAGGCATTGAAATTGAAACCCGTATTGAGGGGCTTTGTGCAAGCATAGCAACGGTAATAGCAATGGCAGGATCGAAAAGGCTGATTACTGAGAATTCAGAATTTATGATTCATAATCCCTGGATGGAAACCGTTGGTGATTCTGATGAATTACAGAAATCAGCAGATGAGTTAAAAGTCATTGAAAAGAAGATTATTGATTTTTATGCTGTCAAAACAGGTGCAAACAAAAAGGACCTTGATAAATGGATGAAAGAGGAAAAATATATGTCAGCAAAACAAGCAAAAGAATTAGGGTTTGTCACTGATATAATTACAACTATTAAAGCAGTTGCAAAATTTAAATTAAAAAATACAGTCATGGATAATTCAGAACTCGATAAAAAAATTGACAATAGATTTACAGATTTGCTAAAAAAATTAGGATTAGCCAAAGGATCAAGGGCGCAAGCTTTGACTGTTACCGCAGGTGATGGGACTGTTCTTGACTTTGGTGATCAGGTTGAATCTGTTGAGGAAATTGAGGTCGGCATGACAGCGACCATTGAAGGTGGCACCCCTGATGGGGAATATGTAATGCCTGACGGGAAAACATTTGTATTTGCTGCCGGTACACTTACAGAAATAAAAGAAGCTGAAGAAGAAGAAACCGAAGAGATGAAACAGCTTAAAGCCGAAAATGAAGACTTGAAAAAACAATTATCTGATCTTCAAGAAGCCAATGAGCAAGCTATTGCAGACTTGAAGAAAGAAGTTGTGGCTGTAAAAGCACAAGTAAAATCGGATATAAGTACCTTTGAGAAGGCTTCTGTTCCGCAATCTGGAAATGGTGAAGAAATGAAAGTCCCCGGAAAACCTATAACCGGAATATAATTAACAGAATATAAAACTATTAAAATAAAATATTATGGCTAGTTTAATTGATCTCTCATCGCTTACAATTAATGAGCAGGAAGCTCTAGTAACAAGTGAAGCTATATTTGAAAAAGTATATGCAAAGCCTGTATTAACAGATGCGCATCTTATTGCAACTGGAATACAGATGAAAAGCCAGATCCCTTTTTATGGTATGTTTGGAATGGTGGGTAAAAAATCTACCGGAAGCTGTGCATTAATGGAAGAAACAAAAGCTATTGCTGCTAGTGAGAAATGGTGGGATCCAATGCTGATCGAATTCCGTTTGACTCATTGCCAGGAAGATATTAACCAGCTTTTCAAAATGTGGAAACGTGCACAGTCGGCACTAGCAACCTGGGAAGATATGGCAAATGAACAAGTAGCATTTATGGCCGATCGTGTTGTTGATGCAACAATTGAGTCCATATTACGTATTACTTCATTCGCTGATACAAGTGAGGATGTTATTGGTTCAGGAGGAAATCTTACCGCTGGGACAACGAAAGCTTATTTCACTATGCTTGATGGACTTTGGAATCAATTGATTGCTGCCGTAGCTGCCGGAACAACTCCCCGTTATACTATTGCTGAAAACGGCGGTGCTAGTTATGCTGCGCAAGATAACCTTGCTTCTGACCGTGCCTTACTTGCTATGCGTGGATGTTATAATAATCTGGATACCAGGGCAAGGCAAGTGGGGAATCTTGTTTTTCAAATGACAGACAGCCTGTTTAAAAACTGGTTATCATATCTTGAAGATAAATCCCTGGCCTTTACCCTACAAAGGACCGAAGAGGGCAAAGGAACAGACCGTTATACATATCGTGGGATTCCCATTGTTGTTCGTTTTGATTGGGACCGCAATATCAGGACAAGCTTTGATACCGGGGCAAAATATTATTTGCCTCACCGTATTCTGTTAGGCCCGATTAACAATGTTCCGATTGGAACCAGTGATGAAAGCGACATGAATAACATGGATATGTTCTATGACAGGACTGATAAGAAACATTACAGCGATGTAGCTTTTTACATTGACTGTAAATTGCTCGAAAATTATTTAGCCGCAGTAGCATATTAGGATTATTAAGAACAATTTTAAATAATAAATAGTGGGATGCTTATCAGATATAACGCAAGCGATTGCAAACAGTTGTACTAATGTTCCGGCTTCAGGACTTGAAGTAAAAGGGTGGGTCATAAATAGGTCTGTTGCTACTTGGACTATTGATGGTGATAATGTTGTGTTACTTACCGGACTTGGAATGTCAGGGCTAGCAGTTGCTTATCCTATTACGGCTGTAAAAAAGGAAATGAATGCCGGTTTTGACGGTGTTTTTGCCGATAACTTACCTGATCTTTTTACTCATAATATTTCCTTCCAGCCTTATGGACGTAAAGCCGCTGATATCCTGGCTCTTGATAGTATTGATGACATTGTTGTTGTCCTGGAATTGAAGGGGCCGAAAACAACAGGTTGCTTTATTGTCTTGGGATATGAAACGGGATTGCATCTTATATCAATGTCTTACAAGGCAAATGATAATAATGGAATTCCAACTTATGAATTTGCAACCAAAGAAGGACAGGGAGAAAAATACAGCCGGTATATATTCTGGAATGAAGATTATGATACAACCCTGGAAACCCTTGTAGGATTTGAAACTTAAAATATGAGTTGTTTAACAAAAATATCAGCAGTAATTACTAATGTCTGTACGAGCGTACCAGCAAAAGGACTTTGTGTTAAAGGATGGATTTTTAACCGTGCAGACATAACCTGGACTGGGGGATCTGGAACACCTCTTGTTACAGCGGGGGCTAATGCAGCAGATAAAAAGGCATATACTATCACTGCTGTAAAGCATGAAATGAATGCCGGGGCTGATGCAGTTGTAGCTGATAATCTGCCAGGGCTATTTATCCATTCCGTTACAATTCAACCTTACGAAAGGGATGAAGATGCGATAAAGAATATTGACAATATGTCTGATATTGTTATTGTCCTGGAATTGGAAGGCGGGGAGAAAGTTGCTGATTTGTATACCGAGGGTAAATTTATTATACTTGGATTTGAAAATGGATTGCATAAAGTTGCAGCAACATGGAAAGCGCTTGATAATCATAGCATACCGACTTATGAATTTGCAAGCCGTGAAGGTGAAGAGGAAAAATATTCAAGATATGTTTTCTGGCCTGCAGATGATACTTATGCAGCGGCAGCAGCTGCACTTGTGGCTCTTGAATCGGTGCCTGAATAATGGATGAGCTGGATAAATTATTATCACATTCATTTGAAGAGATAAGGCAAAACGGGGATTTGATAATAAAACTTTTGCAATTATCACAAAATATATTACATTTGTCTGTTACGGATTGCGAAAAACAACATAGGGACTATTACGAAAAACTAAAAACGATAAAAAATAAACCTATCATGACACAAAAAAGCTATCTTGACAAAAAATATATTCTGAAGCCTGGGAAGGTTTTGTATTATAATCATACTCATTTTAACAATGATACACTAACAGATCGGATTGCTACAAATGCTATAAAGAAATTTCCTGCTTTAATAGGTGCTTTTTTGAATGAAAAAGAAAGGGCAATCTTGGAAGCCAAAGCCAAAGCACATCATGATATTACTGATGCTGAGAATACCCTGATAGATGAGCAATTCGAGAATCAGATCATTGCTTTGATTGATGCGGAGAAATTTGATGAGGCAAGGGAGCTGGTTCCTAAATTACTTATGAAGGAAGCCCGAGAAGCAGCAGAAGCAGCTATTATTGAGGGGGAAAAGAAAGTCAAAGCAACAGCAGAGGAAGCTGAGAAAAAAATTGCTGATGAGGCAAATAAAGTGGAAGATGAAAAAGCCGAAAAGCCAAAGGCAAAAGCAGCAACCAAAAAGAAAAAGAGCAATGTTAAATAATGTCAGAAAGAAGGAAAATAACACTTGGAGAGCTGCCGGAACCATTCAAAGTGATCCGGCGAAAACGGGAAGGCATTGAATTATACGATATAGATAACGCCTATCCTAACCGTATGGAGAGGCTTATTAACGGGTCAATAACTGCGAAATCTTCATCACGTATGTTGTCCCGTTTTTTAATTGGTAAAGGATTTAAAGAAGAAACCCTGAATAAAGTTGTAATAGGCAGGGATCATTATAATAGGCCGATAACAGCTTATAAACTACTCAGGCAAATTGCCGTATCAACTTCTTATTATTCCGGATATTATGTAAGGGGTCAATTTGATGCAAACCTCAATGTGACTGCCCTTATTCATGAAGATTTTAAGAATTGCCGATTTGGGCTTAAAGATTCAAAGGACTATTCAGGATATATTGTTGTGTATAATAATTGGGATTATTCCAAAGGTCAGAAAATCAACAAGAAAGATTTTATTCCTGTCCATGTATGGAATATGAATTCTGACGTTATCAAAGATCAGGTTAAAAAAGCCGGGGGTATAAAAAAATACAAAGGGCAGATGTTTTTTAATTTCCTGGACGAGTATTATATATACCCTTTGTCTCTTATTGATCCGGTTCATTATGATGCAGATACGGAACATGAAATATCAATGTTCAAAAATGGCGAATTGAGGCGGGGATTCTTTATGAAAAATATTATTCATCATACCAAGTTTGAAAGCCAGAAAGATGCTGATAATTTCAAAGATAATATTTTAAAATTCCAGGGTGGCGGTCACAAATATTCATTCATGGTTATCGAGGGTACTTTTGATGATAATGGGGATTTGAAAGAAGGAGAAAATATTAAAGTTGAAAAGATAGATCAGAATGTCGATGACAAGATTTTTGAGACTTATGAAAAGTCATGTATCAATAATATCCGCAAGGCTTATAATGCCATTCCGCAAATCCTAATTGATTATGAAGATAGCAAACTTGGTACAACTTCAGGCGAAGCTCTCTTCCAGGCTTCAGAATTTTATAACCAAATGACACAGGAATTAAGGAAAGCTATTTCCGAATCATTCAAAGAGATGTTTTCAAGATGGGTAAACAATGATCTGAGAGTTAAAGAATGGGAAATTCAGCCTGTGGTCTTAGGAATAAAAAGTGAAGCCGGTCCGATGATGCTCGAATTAACAAAAAAGGGGGAATAATGGCACTATGGACATACGCTAATCAGCAAACAATAAAGCCTATTGCAAAGAATTTTCCGCAGACGAAATTTGAGCAAATTATGGAGGAAACGCAAGTTGAAGACCTTCAAAAACTATTAGGATTTGAGTTTTACCAGGATATTATACAAAATCCTGCCGATACATGGAATGCAGCACTATTGGCAGGGGATACTTATGTATATAATTCGGTAACTTATTATTTCAAGGGACTTAAATATGTACTTGCATACTTTGCCTATGCCAGATATGTAAAAATTTCTGCCATAAAAGATACTTACGGAGGCTTCGTGAATAAGCAATTCGAGGAATCAAGGCAAATAAACAACGGTGATGAAAAAAATTTACATAAAGATTTTCGCAAAATAGCATTCAAATATTGGGAAGAGTGCCAGAAATTCCTTAGTGTAAACAGTTCGGAATTTCCTTATTATTATGCTGATCCTTTGCCAGATCGGTATTGGGCTTCGGATAACTATAATAAATGTTTTTATATTTAATCATAAAAAGTACACTCCCTGAAAGATAGTATATATAGGGACTTTAGAGCGTTCTTTGAATTATTTAAAAACTTTGCAGATTTTGGTTAAAAATCCCAACTTCTCCGATATTGGATTATACTATTTCTTTTATTTACGAGAACTTTAGATTTATACCAAAATATCCTGTCATTTTATTTTTTTTGAAAACTCGATTTTGTAACGTACTGTTTATAGGGGTTACAGAGGGTCTGTTTTTGTTTTTCCTGTACTTTTTTTTTCACTTACAAGGTTTTTAGTTTTCGAAAAAAACAAAATACTTTTTTTTCATTTTGAACTTTTGTAAATTTGAAAAAAAACAAAAAAGATTTTCAAAGAAAAAAAAGTTTTGAGTTTTTTCAAAAAGTAAAAAAGAATTTTCCAAAAAGTGAAAAGTTTTATTTTTGTAAAAAAGTTTAGAAATTTTTTTCAGTTTTGAAAGTTTTGAGTTTGAGAAAAAAAGTTTTTCAATTTTGTTGAAAACAAAAACTGTTGAAATTGAAGAAAAAAGTTTGGAAAAAACGAAAACAGAGGCTCTGTAAGCCCCTGTTTATAGGGGTTTCATTTTAAGGTTTTCAAAAAATTGAAAAGTTCAGGTTTTTTTAGCAAAAAACACAACTTCTCTATAATAAGCATAACTGAATATAGCAATATCGGAGAAGTTGAGATTTTTTGTGTATTTTTATAAAAATTTTAATTAAATATATAATCATGAAAAAATTACTATTGTTAATAACTTGTTTATTCCTGATGATTTCAGGATTTGCACAGCTTCAGACTCAATCAGATACATTGGTTGTTCCTGTGGGGGCTGATTCAATATTTACATTTCAAGGCTATGCCAGGGAATCATTTTATTGTGAAGTTGATTTCCGTCTTTCAGATGGGCTTGATGATACACTTGGATTTGGGGGTACACGTACTGCTTACGATACCCTTTACGGGGAATATCAAAGCTGGAATAATCCTATGGTCATGGGCTTAATAAATTTCCCGGATACAATATGTCGGGTAGAAAGATTATCGGGTTTGTCAGCGCCCTGGCTAAAAATTAAACTCATAAAAGGTTCATCAACAGCCGGTTTGAAATATCCCATATATATATCATTCGACAGGTTTTAAAAATCAATTGTCATGAAAAAAATACTAATATTTTTATTACTATTCCTGCCATTAAAATTATTTGCGCAGGATGTTATTGTTATTGATCCCGGAACATTTGGGGGAGGTATAATAAACATTGATCCCTGGTTATCCTTGGATCCGTTGCTTGATTCAGTTCAAAACTGGATATGGGTTTCTAAAGATAACCAAACGGGAAGGGAAACGGGTACTTATATGCTTCCATATAATACCATTCCTGAAGGGGTCGCTGATATTATTGACGGTTCAATGCTGATCATTGTTACGCCCCTTGATGGTTCATCTTATGATATAACCGATCCAA